CATTATAATACTTCCTCTAATCTTTGTGATGTTTTAAACATTTCTCTAGCGCCATCTAATCCTTGCGATTCTTCTGATACTTCACCTCCGGATTCGAGGTTTTTCATCATGTTATACATGACTTCTGCTCCTTTGTCTATATCTCCTTCACCTGCATTTCTTACAGCGTCAGCAGTAAATACAAATTCATTTTTAGATAATCTTGCAGGTACATCATCTGCTCTTTCCATTCTACCTAGAGGTACAAACCCACCGTCTTCTCTTAAATCCATTTCTTTACCATCCATATCTAATAATGGCATAGTCTCTTTTGCAACAGGTTCTTTAGATCCTTCTGCATAACCCATTCTACCACCGTCTTTTCTTCCTTGCGTCCCTGTTTGATAATTACTTCCAATAATACCAGGAGCTAAAGTTCCATAAGGATCAAATCTATATTTTTTAATGTCTATACCTGGACCATAATCTATTTCTCCTTCGTCTTCATCTTTACCTGATAAACCTGCTAGTATACTTGAACCACCTAATATTGATAAGTATGGATTATCTTTCATAAAACCTAAAAGTCCTTTTGATTTAAATCCCATACTAGGTGGAAGTGTTTTACCACCCATTATTAAATTTTTTAAAGATAAACCTTTACCACTACTAAATAAAGATTTTAAACCTCCACCACCTGCACCCATAAGTGCATTACCACCAAAGTACATTAATGCTGCTTTACCTATCGGAGACTTAACAACTTTTTTAATAGCTCTTGATGCTTTCTTAACTAGTTTACCTAAGAAATACATTTGTCTTCCTGATTCAAGGTCCATGATTCCTCCTTCAGGATCATCTTCTTCTTGATTCGCCATCATCATCATACGTCCACCGTCCATGGCACCTGCTCTAGCTATTCCGCCATCTGCAAGACCTGTGAAATCAAATATAGAGCCCGCGAATCTTGGAGCAAGGCCACCAAAGTTTCTTTTAGGTGTTGCAGGATCAGTTGGATCATTGTTTACTGCACAATAAGCTGGTGGGTTGGGTCCTAAACATGGGTCTGTTTGTTGTTGGTTTCCACCACCTCCACCACCTGTTGTTGGGTTTGTTCTATCTATAAGTTCTAAATAATCGTCATAAGCTGAATCATCTCCTCCGGCATATCTACCTGTAAGATCTCCTATATTTCTAGCTTCTTCTAAAGTATTAAAAGCTTGAAGTCCTGTTGGCGGTCTAACAATACCAGAAAGTATATCTAAACTTGTTCCTGTAGGAATTTGTAAACCATAATCATTAGGTTTTACTTTAGTTGTACTTCCTGTGCTTGTAAGAGTTCCAAGACCACTTTGAAAATTACTTTTTACTGGGTTAATACTAAAATCATAACCTGGAATAGCATCTGATTTAAACTGTTCAACTCCATCAACTACTTCAGTAAACTGATCTTTAATTTTTCCTGTTTTAGAGTCTCTAAAAAAATCTTTGTCGTATTCAAAACCTGTTTCAATATTTCCTTTAAATCCTGTTGCTTTAGCTAAGTCTTCTCCAGTCTCACCATAGTCATCCATAATATTGACATATGGTTCCAGCTGTTGAAATCTTTCAAAAGCTTTCTGCCTCATCTTTTTTAATCTTTTATCTTTTTTAGCTTTAGCTTTAGCTTCTTTTTTTTCTTCTTTTGCTTCAGCTTCCGCTGCTTTTTTATCAGCTGCTGCTTTTTCCTTTCGTCTTTGTTCAGCTGCTTTTTCTTTTGCTTTTTGTTCTTCAGCTGCTCCACTATCATAAGGACCAGTGTTATCCGCTCCACCACCAAATTGACTTGTTGAATTATCTGAAGGATTATAACCACCTTCTCCACCCGTGTCTCCTGGACCCGGCGCTCCACCTCCACCAATATTACCACTAGCACCGGTAGGTGAATCTGATTGTCCACTTTGATATCCGCCCGGTCCACGATAACCTGGTCGTTTACCATTCGCTGGTTTGTTTACAAGTTGCTGGTATTGTTGTGCGTTTGTTATTGCCATCGTTCTATTTTATATAAAAACCCTGAGTTTTACAACTCAGAACCTGCTCCTAAGTTAAATTCTTCTACTGTTATTTTAACGTCTCTACGTATATCTTCTCTTTTAGTATCTGTTTCAGGGTTATCTACATCAGCGTCTGATTCTGCATCTGACATATATTCCTGACCTGTTTTCATATTAGTTAAGGTAACTTCACTTTTAGGTGTAATAATCATAACCTTTTTACCATTAACTGTTTCGTATCTTACTGATGCTTCTGTTTCTATAAATGACATATTTAATCCCTATTTATTTCTAGCACAGACAACGTAACATGCAACCTATTTGCAGTAGCTGCTGTTACTTGTAGTACTTCATTTTCCATCATTACAATGGGTTCTGTTATTAATTGTTCTGTTGCATTAGCTCCAATACCTTTAGTCTTAAATAAACTAAAAGAATCAGCACTTGCTGGATCACCAGCAAATAATACTACTGTAATTGAATCTGCATTTCCAGTATCTTCTGATACATACATAGACTTTAATATTGCTCTAGAGTTTGATGGAACAGTATACACAGTTGTAACTGTATTAGTAGTTAAATCTACCTTTGCATTTTTATATATGTTAGCCATTAAACCACGCAAACCTTTCTTGATCTTGTTTTAATTCATTTAAAAATGTAGCATTTAATTGTTCTACAACTAAACCCATTGCTCTGTTAATTTGTTTTTGGTTAGACACATCATAGTCTTGTTTAGGTTCAGGTATTCTTACTACTATCTTAGCCATTATCTACGTCCATCCGGTTGCACATCAATTTTAAAAGTACCAAATCTCCACTCTTCACCACTGGATGTATTTTCAATCTTAACATTTAAATAACGTCCTCTAGCTCTTGTATCTTTTTTATCAGTAGATGAAGTAATTGTAAATGGACTTAAACTACTTACCGTGTCTGATTGTTGAGGATATCTTTTTATAGCTAGTGTTACTACTGCATTTCCTGTTAGTGTTTTAAAATCAGGTACAAATCTTCTAAGTGCTAAGAATGATTCACCTGCAATAGTGGGTCCACTTGATTTACCTTGAGCATCTTTTTGTTTTGCTTGTAAATCAAAGTCAAATGATTTTATAAATGATGTAATTGTTGTAGTAGAACCATCTTGATTGATTTGATCTGTGCCTACTTCATGTTCAAAGAATTGTGTTTGACCCAAACCATCTTGTCCTACCACTGCAGGAAAACTACCATTAGATGTTGAATTAAATTTAGTAGCATAAGGTTTTGGATAAACAACTGCATCAATCCAAGAAGTTCTTGCTTCTGTTCCAGTATACCAAACACCACCAGGTGTACCTCTACCTGTTTCTCCATAATTAAATACTACGTACGCATTATTATAATTAGATCCTGTTGTTGGATAATACCAAACAACTTCTGTAAATAAGTTATTGATACCTGCTGCAACTTGTTGACCTTTTGTAGTATCTAAATTGTCATAGACAAAATCTTCTACAGTACAAGGTAGAGATTTAACTGTACCATCAAATAGAAATAAACCATTTGCACTCATCCAAAAAGCATTACCATCTATCTCAACGACTGCGTTCTTACCAATCAATCCACAGTTAGTACCAACTTGCTCAAATCCAAATGTAAAAGGTGCACCAATAAATTTCATAGTGTACAAAGCGTTATCAGTCCAAACTAGGATTGTTTCTTTTGCTTTTATAGCACCCACTATTTTAGTTCCATCTTGTAATCTAAAATCACCAGCACTGTTGATAGCTGTTGCTGTATAATCGTTTATGTTTTCTTGGTCCGAGAACCGTATAAACATATCGTCTTGTGTTGATGTATTTCCAATAGTTGTTTCAGTTCCAAAATGACATAAGTGTCTAGTTGTTGGAGATATCAAACTTAATCTAGATGCCGTAGGGTTACTTGCTGTAGAAAAACCTGAAGTACCTGTTGATGCTCTAACTGTTGTAGGTGATGCAGCTCCTGCATTCCATGTAAATGTTTTACCGTTTGCAATAGTTGCAACTAA